ATAAGGAAGAAATGCGACGACAATTCCACGATATTTCCGAAGGAGGTTATGCTAGTCTTCTGTTCAACCACTTCGGTAAAAAGCGAGTTGTAGATGAACTTGAAGCATACCTTTCACACGACTTTTTCCCAAGATATGGTGGTGGAATTGGTGTCACACGAGTAGCAAGAGCACTTGAACTAAGCAATTTGTTAAAGAAGGGTGGTTAAAAGATTATCTCATAATAGGTTTTTAAAACAAAATATCACTATTTAATAATAGTAATTTAGGAGTTTTTATATGTCTGACCTGTTACACCAAGCGATTGTTGAGGCTGAGACCTTGAGAGAGGCAGCACTCAAAAGTGCAGAAGATGCCGTTATAGAGAAATATTCACACCAAATCAAAGAAGCTGTTGCTCAAATTCTTGACGAGCAGCCCGAGTATGAAGCGGACCCAATGCAGCAACCGGAGGAAGAACCTGATATTATGAAGGATGTTCCGGTTGCTGGAGAGGAGCCTGTTTTATGTATTCCTGTTCCTGAAACGGAAGAAGGTGACGAGGTTCCACCCGATGAGGTGGCTGAACCTGCGGATCAGACAGTTGTTACTCTTGACCTAGACACAATTCAAAAAGAACTTCAAGAAGATACCCTCGAAGAGGAAGATGTTCTTGAGGAAGAGGAACTTGAGGAAGAGATCGATCTCGATGAAGAAGTAATCAACGAGATCGTCGAATCTCTTACTGTTGACATAGATCCTACTGCTTCTGCTTCGTGGGCTGGAATGCCTAACTCTGTTGTGAAGCATAAAAAGGAAGAACTCCTTGCTATGCTTCAAGACGATAAACACAAAGAAGAATTTGAAGCCATGAGAGATGCTGTCAAAGAACTTCAAAAAGAAAACAAAGATCTTAAAAAATCATTTGATAACTCCGTTGCCAAGAATAAAGAGGCAAACGAGAGAATTACAAAACTAACCGAAGCATTGATGCAAGCAAAAGAGGTTCTTGAAGAATCTAATGTTGTCAATGCTAAATTATTATACAAAGTAAAAGTGTTCGAGAATGTCTCCCTGAATGAGCGACAAAAGTCAAAAATTGTCGAATCCCTCTCTAATGCTATGTCTGTGGAAGAAGCTAAAATTATTTATGATACTCTTCAAAGCTCAGTGGGCAGCACCAAGCGCCATCCAGAATCGCTAAGCGAAGCAGTTAATTCCAAAACTTCATCAGGCATGATTCTTTCCGCAAGGAAGGAGCCACGTAATGACTCAGCGACATCACGTTGGAAAACATTAGCTGGAATTGACAAGTAAAATTAATTTATAGGAGGATTTAACATGTCTGTTTTACAAAAACTAACTGAAGGAATTCAGCAAAGATCCCTCCAACGAGAAGGTGCTGCTCTACTGGAAAAGTGGGAAGCAACCGGTCTTCTTGAAGGATTGGGTAATGATGCTAAGAGAAACGGGATGGCCCGACTCTTGGAAAACCAAGCCGCGCAGCTTTTGAAAGAGGCTTCGTCTATGGCTGGTGGCGACGTTGAAGGTTTCGCAAGTGTTGCGTTCCCGATCGTTCGTCGTGTCTTTGGCCAACTTATTGCCAATGACGTTGTTTCGGTTCAGCCGATGAGCTTGCCCTCGGGCCTGATCTTCTTCTTGGACTTTACTCACAGTGATGCTCGTCATGGTATTACTGCCGATACTTCGTTGTACGGTGGTAGTGTTGTTGGCTCGCAGATCACTGGTGGTCTGGGTACGATTCCTGGTACTGGTTTTTATGACCTTGCCAGTGCTTACTCTTCGCCCACTGGTTCTGTTGTTCTCGACATTTCCGCTAAGGCGACTGTCGATGAGGCCGACTTCCAAATTTCGGCTGCTACCGACGCTCAGTTGGCTAAGCTTAAATTTGACCCCGATGTGCTCGCAACCACCACGCAATTTGCTTTGGTGTTGACGGTTGCTACTGCTGACTTCCCTAACCTTAACTTGGATATGGCAAAAGCGATTAGCGCTACCCCTGCTTCTGCTGATAGCTGCACAATCGTTAGACGTTTGACTACAATCGAAGGTGCAAATGTCCAATTTGTTCTTACGAAGGCTGTCGCAGTTGCTGATGATGGTGGTGACAATAGCTATGACGCCAGCTCAGAAATTCTTGCTGGCGACTGGACAATTAGTTATCCGCTTGCTGATAAATTTACCTCTACCGTTGATGATGGCTTGGCTGTTGTCGGTGCTGCTAACTGGGGTCTTGAAGGTGCTGGCTCTACTGCTGGTGATACGTTCAACCCGATTAGTTCGCAAGACGTTATGCCTGAGATTGACATCAAGGTTGACAGCGTGCCTGTCACCGCGATGACCAAAAAGCTCAAGGCTAAGTGGACTCCCGAGCTGGGTCAAGACCTTAATGCTTATCACAACCTTGACGCTGAGGTTGAGCTTACTCAAATCCTTTCGGAGCAAATTGCTCTTGAAATCGATCGTGAGATTCTCAATGACCTCATTGATGGCGCTACCGCTGGTAAGTACTACTGGTCGCGTTCGCCTGGTCTGTTTGTCACCAAGGACACTGGTGTTGAGCTTGGTGCACTTTCGGCTGCTCCTGACTTTACCGGAACTGTTAGCGAATGGTATGAGACTCTTATCGAGACCATTAACGACGTGTCGGCTCAGATCCACAGAAAGACTCTCCGTGGTGGCGCTAACTTCCTGGTGACTTCGCCTGAAGTTGCGAGCATCCTTGAGATGACCGCTGGCTTCCGTGCTAGTGTTACTGTGGACAGCACTGTTGGTAGTGTTGGCGCTGTTAATGTCGGTAGCATTTCGAAGAAGTTTGACGTTTACGTCGATCCCTACTTCCCCCGTAACCTCGTTCTCGTGGGCCGTAAGGGTGGCAGCTTCTTGGAGAGTGGTTATGTCTATGCTCCTTATGTGCCGCTACAGGTCACGCCTACAATCTTCGGAACGGAAGACTTCGTGCCGCGTAAGGGAGTTATGACCCGTTACGCCAAGAAGATGGTCCGTCCCGATATGTATGGTGTTGTTATCTGTCGTGGTCTCCTTGGTGAGGCTGGTGCAGTCAGCTAAGCTAAGTTAGGTTAACTTAACTAACCCCGCCTTGGTTTTTCCTTGGCGGGGTTTTTTATTTGGTATTTAAGTAAGATCTTTACTATTTATAAGTGATGAATAGGCAGAAAAGCCTTTAATATTTAAGGAGACGAACACAATGGCTGGTAAATTAGGATTAGGACACTTAGAAACACTGGTTGAGAATCTAGACCGAGATCTCAATTTAGCGGATACAACATTTACTGGGCTGACATCCCTGGACTTTCTGCTTGGCTATCAAGGAAATCTCACTGCCACTGGTATTGATATTTCTGATGCCGAGGCAGTCGCTGGACTAGCAACAGCTACCGCCGGGGAAATATTGGCTACCACACTTATTAAAAATGCTATTAATACATTTGCTGGAACTAATAGTGCAGCGGGCTCAATGTGTTACCTTCCCCCAGCATTGCTGGGTGATCACCTCGTATTAGAAATTACTAGTGAGATAGATGACACCACCAACGCTCTGCCTATAAAATGTGTAGGTGCAGTAGGCGCGTCCGCCAATGTGTTTGCAAAGCAGGTGATCGGTGTTAACACTGGGGGAATCGCAGGCTCGGCTGTAGAAACTGCTGGAACCGCCGCGTCTCCAACATCAGTTAACTTGATATATACCCCCGCTGCGGCAGCAACTAACTTTTTAGGTCCTGGTTCTATGATCCACTTCTACTGCCCGAAAGACGGCCAATGGCTGGTTAACGTTCGCTCTTGTCCCAAGGGCACAGGCGCGACTGGAGCATTTACCGTTAGCTAATAATTAACACTCGCTAGATCGCTAGACAGTGAATTCAAACCCCCTTCCTTTATTGGTTGGGGGTTTTCTTTTATTTAAAACTATTTAGTATAGTTACAAGGAGACTTACATCATGGGTAAGAGAAAGAGAAGACTTTTAAGTCCAAAGTATGCGAGAAAATTTGCACACCTTCGTAAGACGATTGAAAAGGTTGTGGCCGATGGTGTTGTTACAAAGGAAGAAGCAAAGAAGGTTGAGGCCGCAGTTGAGGAAGTGGCTAAGGAAGTCAAGCCTGTCGTTGAGCCTAAACCCGTAGAGAAGAAACCTGCTCCTAAAAAGCCAGTAACAAAGAAGGCATATGCCGCAGTTAAAAAGGCTGTTACCCCAAGTAGAAAGAAAAAGTAGATTATCAACTTTAATCAACAAAACCCCAACAAGTTCAGCTAGTTGGGGTTTTGTTTTTGTTCTTAATAACAAACAAACTATTTAATGGTGTAGGAGGATAAAATGAATGGCTGTCCCAACTTTAACACCATCGTCAACAACAAGCGCGGTAAGATTACCTGAAACAGGGTCTTTAACGGACGCACAGACTGTTGCGAACTATCCTCTAGGTGTATATGCAGATTCAACTACCTCTGTATATGATGCTAGTTTTATATCAGGTGCTGTCGATCAGGTCAATTATACATATAGAAAACTTGGTGGTGATATTCTTGATGTTGAATTGACACAAAAGAATGTGTTTGCTGCATATGAAGAATCAGTTCTAGAGTATTCTTATATACTTAACATCCACCAGGCAAAAAATTCACTTGGAAGTGCTCTTGGTGGCCCTACAGGTTCGTTTGATAATGATGGACAATTATCAGGTTCTGAGGTTCTATCAGATCTTGGGTTAAGACTTCCTAGATTTAATTATGGTTATGCTAAAATGGTTGGAGACCGAACTTCAATTGAAACTGGTATCGGTGGCGTTTCACCAATCTACTCAGCATCAATAGATTTAACCAGCGGAAAACAAGATTATGATCTAGACAATATCATTAGAACAACAGAAACAACAGCGAGCACAGATGAGAGTTTAATTGATTTTGCCGGTTTTAGTAATAATGATGATTTTACAATTACTGTCCCAGCCGCAGTTAATGGCACTGGCACCGCCATTACAATTAGATTGACCGGTGGCGATGCGACGGGAGAAGTTTCAACAGCAGCTAGTGTTGTAGCAATTGGCGTCAGTTCAGGCCCCAGTGCTGGCACAGTTGCCGAAACTGTTGTTGATGCAATCAACGGATTCTTTGGAACCGGTGGGACATATAATCACAGCTTTGCTTCTGCTAATGAGGGTGTTAATACTGGTGTTCCTGGTGTTATTGCCACTCTTGTCTCATCAACTAAAATTAAATTAACTTCTAGTGTTGCTGGCACAGATGGTAATGATATTACAATCACAGCAGGAACTGGTGATGCTGCAACTACCGGTACCGCATCTGGCGGCGCTACCAATCAATATTTCGGTCCAGATTTAAGAAACCACGCAAATGATAGAATTATGGTTCGAAGAGTTTATTTTAAAACCCCACACTCCATGTGGAGGTTTTATGGATATTATGGTGGATTAAACTCTGTTGGCAACTTATCAACATACGGCATGTTTGCCGATGATTCAACATTTGAAGTTGTGCCACCTTGGCAAAATAAAATGCAGGCGATGGCTTATGAAGATGCCATCTATACAAGAAACTCTCACTACTCTTATGAGATAAAGAATAACAATTTAAGAATACACCCTAGACCAGTATCAGGTAGCCCCTCTAAGATGTATGTGGAGTTTTCAGTAGAGGTTGGCGCTTTTGATACCGTGTCAGGTTCCCTGGATAATGGAGCAAGGACTGGTATTAACAATATGAATACGCTTCCTTTTACAAACTTACCATATAAAAAGATTAATGCTATTGGTAAGCAATGGATTCGTAGATTTGCTTTATCACTAACAAAAGAGATGCTCGGTCAGGTTAGAGGCAAGTTTGCAACGGTGCCAATTCCCGGTGAGTCGGTTACTTTAAATGCTTCTGATTTGTTATCGCAGGCGAAGGAAGAGCAAGAAAAGTTAAGAGAAGAACTTAAAACTGTCCTTGATGAGATGACTTATCAAAAACTTGCCGAGCAAGAAGCAACAATGGCCAAGTCTGTAAGTGAGACTTTCCAAACAGTTCCTAACTTTATTTTCACGGGGTAATATGAGTGGCAAGAGATGAAACAAAAAAATGGTCACAACCTAGCCAACCACCTCCTCCATTATTTCTTGGAAAGAAGGAGAAGGACCTGGTTAAGCAGGTTAATGATGAACTTATCGAAAGAGTCATTGGCCAGCCCGTATTGTATTATCCAATCAGCTTAGAACACACAAACTTTCATCCTTTATATGGCGAGGCAATTGAGAAGGTATTCCTTCCACCTGTCCGAGTGTATGCCCTCGTTGAGTGGCAATCATTTGAGACAGAGTTCCAAAAGTATGGTATTGATCGTAAATCAGAGATAACGGTACATTTTCATAAACGTCGTCTAACAGAAGACCAAGACTTATTTGTTCGTGTTGGTGACTTTGTTAATTATGGCGGTATCTTTTATGAGATTGTGACTTTGGCAGAGCCAAAACAATTATTTGGTCAAGTTGATGATAGATTGGAAATCTCGGCTAAGTGTATAAGAGCGAGAAAGGGGCTATTCGATGGGAACTAATAAAATTACAGATAGAAGAGAGAGTAACATTATTAGACCATCAGCACAAAACTATCCACCTCTTAGATCTAGAGACACTCGACCTTCTTATGGCCATACAGAGATTGATGATACTTCCATTATCAAAGAGAAGATATTAACACCATCGACACTGGAAACAATAGACTTGGCGATGTACGAGTTTATTAACGATAGTCTTGACTTATTTACTACAACAAATGAAGATAGAAAAAAGGTTCCAGTTATTTGGGTGTCAGCCGAGAGAGCTTTTCAAGTTAAGAATGACCCTGAACTTCGTGATTCTAATGAGGCAGTAAAGCTTCCTGTTATTTCTATTGAGAGAAAGAATGTCGAAAAGGGTCTAGATGTTAATAAAAGAATGTTTGGTAATATGCCTGCTTACCCTGATGCGAGAGGTGGTTCAATTGTTGTTGCAAGAAAAATCAATCAAGACAAAACTGCCAACTTTCAAAACGCCATGGCAGACAGAAAACATAAACAAATGAACTTTCCAAGAAAGAATGACAAAAAAGTTGTTTATCAGACAGTTACAATTCCAATGCCAGTATATGTTCTTAATACCTATGCTGTTACATTAAGAACAGAATATCAACAACATATGAATGAGTTATTAACTCCATTTGTTACAACACCAGGCACAATAAACCAAGTTATACTTAGGCACGAAGACCATCAGTATTCAGCATTAATTGATGGTGGTTTTACCTTTAATAACAACCTTGATAACCTAGCAGAAGAGGAGCGAACTTTTGAAACCGCCATTGAATTTAAGGTGTATGGTTACCTTATCGGAGAGGGTGACAATCAAAAGACTCCAAAGATTGTTGTAAGAGAAAATGCAGTTGAGGTCAAAATAGGCAGAGAACAGGTCATTTTAGGTGACATTAATCAGAATTTGAACCAATCCTTTTATAGGGAATGATTTGGATTTTCATTTCAACTCTTACTATTTATTAGAGAATCATTGCCTTTATATGTTCATGAAAGGAGAATATCAGAATGTCAGTAAAGAAGTTTAAGTTCGTTTCACCCGGTATCTTTGTAGATGAAATTGATAATTCAGGAGTTCCCGCTATCCCTGATGCGATTGGACCAGTCGTTATTGGTCGTGCGGAAAAAGGCCCGGCCTTGCTTCCAACAACAGTGGATTCGTTTTCTGAATTTGTTGATGTTTTTGGTCTTCCAGTTGGTGGTGGCTTGGGTGGCGATGTTTGGAGAAATGGCAACTTTACCTCTCCCATGTATGGAACATATGCAGCACAAGCTTGGCTTAAGAACAACTCTCCTTTGACCTATGTTCGTCTTCTTGGTGATGAACACCCTGACTCGGGTGCAACAAGAGCACTAGGCGCTGCTGGCTGGATTGCTGGTGCTGGTACCACGAGCGCAACAATTGCCAGTAATGATGGAGCATATGGGTTATTTATTATTCCATCGGCTTCTGTGGCAACCAATGCTACTGGAACATTGGCCGCTGTGTTTTATACAGATGGTGCTGTTGTTCGCTTAAGTGGTTCTGCTTATGCTCCCTTGAGTCTTGGCGCTAGCATTAAAGGCACTATCAATAAAATTGAAAGAAATGGAGCCGGTCTGCCGGTTTATAACTCTGGCGCTGATTTTGAATTTACTCTAGAGATTTCTGATACCGACATCGCTACCAATACCGGTGTTGATAAACACGTAATTAACTTTAATAAAGATTCTTCAAAATATATCCGCAAAGTCTTAAACACTAGCCCTGTTTTGACAAACTCTAATATTGTTGCGAGCGCCAATCAAAAGAAATATTGGCTTGGTGAGACTTTTGATAAATTCCTCACGAGTGGCGAAACAAATAAGAGCACAGGAAAAACCCCCGTAGTAAGAGCAGCAACAAGCGAAAATTTAATTGATTTTGCCGGTTTCAGTAATAATGATGATTTTACGATTACAGTTCCGGCCTCAATTGGAGGAACAGGTACCGCCATAACAATTAGATTAACTGGTGCCGATGCGACAGGAGCAGCTTCAACAACATCTACTGTTGTGGCGGTTGGTGTTAGCTCAACCCCCAGTGCTGGCACAGTTGCAGAAACTGTTGTTGACGCGATTAATGGTTTTTTTGGCTCTGGCGGGGCTTACAATCATGCTTTTGCTTCTGCGAACAGCGGCGTTAATACCGGTGTTCCTGGTGTTTCTGCTACTCTCGTATCATCAACCAAGATTAAGCTAACTGCTGATGTAGGGGGCGCTGACGGTAACAGCATCGCCATCGCAGCAGGAACTGGTGATGCCGCAACTGCTGGCAATGCTACTGGTGGTGTTGGAGACTCTACAACACCTGCATCTCATGCTGGTTTTGCTGGCATGTCTTCGGCTGCGGCAAGAGATTGTTTTGGTTTCATCGCTGCCCTAGAAACACATACTGGTGCCAAAAACTGGTCGGATCACCTTGAAGGAATGGCGGCTTCTTCAACCGGTTGGATTTTCTCTCAGCATCTGGCTGCACATACAAATACATTCCACCCAGATCCAACCAAGTCCTTTACTGTTCCCTTGTTTAAACTCCACTCTCATACTGGTGGTGAGTGGAATCAAAACAATATTAAGATCTCTATTCAGGATATTAAGATTTCTAAAAATAGCACAACTGACTATGGCACATTTACTGTTGTTATTCGCCAGATTAGAGATAATGACGGCTCGCCAAGAGTGCTTGAACAGTTTAGTAATGTAAATCTTAACCCTAATTCCTTAGACTATATCGCTCGTCGTATCGGTGATAGATATTATACCTGGAATGAAGACAAAAACAAATATATTGAAAAGGGTGATTATGCTAACCGCTCTGCCTATGTTTATGTTGAAGTTGATACTGACGTAGCAAATAACGCTGTTGATGCGCGCTATGTTCCCTTCGGCTTTGAAGGCCCTCAAAGGCCAAAACCCTTTACCTTTGTATCTGGAACTGCGGCTAACGCTCACGGTATTAAGGCTTTCGGGCATGTTGCGAGACAAGATACTGATATCTTCGGTAATAGTTGTGCCGCTAACGATACAGCGATTGCCCAAGCGATGAATCCAGGGGCTGTAACTGGGTTTGGCATAGCTGGTATGATTGGCCCTG